AGTACTGAGGTATCCGCCTTCTTTAAAGACGAAGTTAGAATTGATAGTAGCATAGTTCTTGAGAACTGCCATTGTTTCTTGATTAAGTTCCATAATATAGTTTCCTTATTGATATTATCATTTCATTATATACTAGTTTTGTTTGATTGTAAATAGATTTATGCTGCAATTTTACTAAAATTCTTTTCTTTTACAAATTCGATTTTAGATCTGAACTTACCTTCGAGAGCATCTGCTTTATGGGTAATTACGAATGTCGATGTATTTTTATCAAGAGTTGATAATATTTTTGTAAGATTATCGATACCATCGTAATCAAGACTTGAGTCAAAAGTTTCATCGAGGATAAGAAGATTACAAGAAATTGAATTTTTCATTTTTGCGATTTGTCTCCAAGTGAAAAGAAGACTCAGATCAATACGAGCTTTTTCACCTTCGGAAAATGATTCGTATTTAAACGTATCGCGATGGCGTGATCGTATATCTTCATCAAAAGTTTCATCGAGATTGAAGGAGATAAAGAAGTCCATTACTTGTAAATAATTATTAATAAAATTATTAATGGCCGGTAGATATTGCTTAATGATTTTAGTTTTAATACCTGTATCAAGAAGCAATTGATATATTGCATCAAAGTATAAACGATTGTCAAGTAACTCATAACGGACTTCTTCAATATTCTTACGAGTTTGAATAAGGTTATCAAGTTCAATTTTAGTCTTGGAAGAATCTGAATCTTTGTTTTCAATTTCTGATATTTGTTTATCAATGGCTGCAATTTGATCGTTCATTTTTTCAATTAGATTTTCATTCATTTTAATCTGGGATCGAGTTTCTTGAAATGCAGAAAGATTTGTTTGAACTTTTGCTATTTTTTCGTTATTAGCTATTTCTTTTTCTTCAATCAAAGTCATTTGTGATTGTAACGTTTTTGCCAATTCTTTGGCCTTTACCGTATGAGACGTCTTAAGTTCATCGCTAATATCTTGTTCGCACGTAGGGCAATGATCATTTGTCTCATAAAACTTTACGCCTTTCACTATATTTTTAATTTGGCTTTTTAAGTCAGATGATTCTTGCATAATATTATTTTTTGTGATATTAAGATTATTAAGGTTTTCTTGAATATCAACTATATTACTTGAAATACTATTATATTGATCACCCATTTGCCTTTGTAATTTTATGATTTGATCAGTAATTTCATCTTGTTCAGCTTTTTTATTCGTGATAATCTCATCATTTAGTTTTTCGATTTCATTAATGTGATCTTCTTTTAAAGATATTTTTTCTTTAATCAAATTAAAATCATAATCATTTGCGTTGATCTGTTCTTTGAGTTTAGATATATTTTCTTTTACTATTTCACGCATTGTTGAAAAGATTGAAATATCCAAAAGATCTTCAATGATTTCTCTTCTTTGCCATTGCGGCAATTGCATAAACGGTACAAACGAAGAAGATCCAAGTACAATGATCTGATGAAAAGATTTGTAATTAAACTTAAGAATATTATTTTCTAAAATCTTTTGGTAATCACGAGCTTTTGAATCCTGATTGATTATATCACCATTCTTGTAAATCTCAAAAGTATTTGGCTTTATAGTACGTATAATTTTATAATGTACATTATCAACTTTCAATTCAATTGTAACACTGCAATTTTTTTGATTGATAGAATTAATCAATTGTTGTTTATTGATATTACGATGTGGTTTACCAAATAAGCCAAATGATAAAGCATCAAGAAGTGTTGATTTACCTGTACCATTTTGGCCTACAATGAGAGTCGTATCGCTTTTATTTAGAAGTATTTTAGTTGGATTATTACCAGTTGATAAGAAATTTTTCCATTCAATTGATTCAAAAATAATCATTATATAACATCCTTATTAATTGATTCTATATATATGCCATTCATAAGTTGTTTTAATTTTCCACGATTGAGACTTGTATCAATTTCGTCGATATAAGAATTCAATATTTCAGAAGTATCTTTGAAATTCACTTTTGCATCTTGTACATTCTCACCCATAAATTCAGAAAAGTCTTCTGCAACTTTTAGTTCATGAATATCACGATCATTGATACGGTCAATGAACTTATCAAACATAAATGGATCTGATTTATTTTGTACCATTATTTTAATGAAATGATCATCGAGTACCGATACGTTGTAATTAGAATAATCCGTATTTGTATCATCATACCATATTTTTTTGAAAAGAGTAATAGGATTGCGAACTACTTCAAGTTCACGAGTTTCAGTATCAATAACATGGAAATATTTAGGATCATCGCAATCTGCCCAAGTAAATTCCATACTTGATCCAAGATAATCGATATTACCTTTTGTTGATTTAGTATGAAAATGCCCAGTAAGTACTCTTTCAAATCTCTGAAAGAGAGCTGCATTCATACCGCCTTGACTTGTAACACCTTTCATCATTTCAAAACCGTCAAGCTCAAGATGACCAAGAAGCCAAGGTGCTTTACATTGCTTAATAAAATCAATTGAACTAGTATAGTTAGAATTGTTTACCCACGGAAGCATAGCAATATGAAGGCCATTGTAATCATTGACTGTTGGCTGCATTATAATATTTACATTAGCCGTATAAAAACCAAGCAATTCCTTAAGCGAACAAAGCTCATTTGTATTCTTATAAAATACATCATGATTACCTGGAATAATATCCATATGCATTCCCATTTGCCTTAATGGCTCAAGGAACATTTTACGATTCGAATGCTGCGCCTTGAAGTTAACGTATTTGCGATGGTCATAATAGTCACCACCGTGTAAAATAGTCTTTACGTTATTTTCTTTACAATATGGGAAGAAAACATCTCTGTAAAATTTTTCTTGATAGTCAATAAAAACTTGAGATGAGTTTCTGATTCCGCAATGAGTATCGGTCAGGATTGGTATTTTAGCCATATTAATCTTTCATTACATAATATATTATTATATAATAAATCTATCTAAAAGTAAATAGTTTATTATAATATTTTAGTCAAATCACTATCGGCTTGTACTGTACTTCTTTTACGTTTATGCTTTTTAAGATATGTTGAAAAGTGTTCATCAGCAGTTTTGACATTACTGATTCTTTCTTTTAATGTATCAATGAATCGAGTCGAGACACCTCTTTTCATATCTGAAGTATCGGCTGACATATCCATAAAGTCGTATATGCTACCTTCAGCAATGTATTTTAATTTAATATCTTGCTGTTTTTTTTCTTTTGCGATACGGCGAAGGAAAGCATAATAAATAATTTGGGTGAAATAAGCAAATGCATTTGGATTACCTGATCGAGTCGCAGCCTCAATATTATAATTCTCAATTGCTCTCAAACAGTTTTCTACGCCGTCCATTACCATTTCTTCTCGATATGTATATCTTGCAAAGTTCGAAGCAGACGATAAACGTTCTGCTATTTTTATAAAGCATGAAGCAATATAATCTGTAACAGGAGGTAAATCTTCTTTGTTATTTCTTTTTTCCTGAAGATCTTTTACGTATTCAACAACTGCAAGAGAGAATTCTTTATTATTTACGTAATGAGGCTTTTGCTTTTTATTTTTTGTCATATTACTTTCACATTTGTATTATTAATTGATAATACCATTATATTCTATATTTTAGCGTATGTAAATAGAAATTTAAAAAATTATTTTATTTTTTTTACAAAAAACTGTTTACATGGATTAAATAAAATAGTATAATAAGGTTATACCTTAAAACAACCACTAATGTTTAGTTGGTGGAGTAGAGAATAGAACAATATTATCATTTTCATCGGATGACACTTTATTTTTCTGTTTAGTATATTCTTCCATTTCTTGCTTCATCTCAGCTTTGATATCATCTTGTTGCATTTGTAATTCCATTAGATTCACGCGGTAAGACAATGACATTTCATTTGATACTGGACCATCAATTGAAATTGATTTACGATATATTTTTCTTTCTAATGTAGTATCATCACCAACGACATAAGGAACAAAAACAATCGTTTGATTTGTTAATGGTAATTTGTATGGAATAAAGTTAGGATAGTCTTGGGTCATATCGATATCCGGAAGTGATACAACTAAGAATAGATTTTTTACCTTAACGAACAATTCGTCCTCGTCCTCGCAAACTTCTCCGATTGCGTTGAATTCCCCGTCTAATATAAACTGTCTTAACTCATACATCATACTTTCCTTTATATGTTAATACTATATATCTTGTATTTAAACTGCTCATGATCGTATATTTTAATTCTTTCGTCAGAATGTTTAAGTAAATAATTTTGCTTTTTGCGCCAATGTAAATCATCGGCAATATCATAAAGTTTTGTCTCTTGCCCGTTTTCTGCTATTCTGAGTCCACGACCAATTGATTGTAATACTCGTATTGGACTTTTACTCGGTGAAGTAAAGATGACATTATGGAGATTTTTAATATTAATGCCGGTCGAAAAGACTCCAAACGAGGCGCAAATAATAGCATCTTTTTCATTCTCAACAATTTTACGTATTGCTTCGCGATCACTTGAATCAGTCGCTCCTGATACAAAATAAACCTTACGACCTTCTTTCGCCTTATTTTCAATTAATTCAAATAGCTTTTTACCATGCTTTTCAACAAACTGAAATAATAATAATGTATTACCTTTTTGATCGATGGTCAGATTCGCAATAAAGTTATTTCGCTTTTCATTCGTAATGACATAATCAAGTTCTTGCTGATACGTGAGGCCCTTTGCCATTTGGCGAACTTCTTCAGAGTATATTAGTTTTAAAATAGAAATACTAAGAGGAGCCAACGTTTTTTGTTCTTGTAATTTTTGTGTTGTCGTTACTTTATATATTGGGCCAAAATGCCCTTGCAATGTTAACTCGTGAACAAGTTTTCCATCAAGAGTTCCGGTCGTTCCAAATCGATATCCAGCCTCTGTCGCTTTATCCATA